GAACTAGAGAAGGAAGCTCGTGGAGAGACTACGGAAACCCCGGAAACTAGTAACGATGAGGCGACCAAAAAAGAAGAAACTCCGGAAGCTAAAACCCCTGAGCCAACCGAAGACTCAGACGACAAGCTAACCCGAGAGGAAAAGACTTACAAGAAACGCTATGGTGATCTCCGTCGTCTTCAACAGAAAGTAGAAAAAGAACTTCGGGAAGAGATTGAAGCTCTCAAGGCTGGTAACAAAGAGATTGCTCCCCCGAAGTCCGAAGAGGATATCCGTGAGTGGATGAAAAAGTACCCGGATGTCGCGGGGATCGTCCAAGGCCTTATCAAGAAGGAAGCTGATAAACTCTTCAAGGATGCTCGTATGGACTTCGACCAGATCAAGAAAGATCAGGAAGATACCAAGATGCAGAAGGCCCGCCGGGATATCCTCAAGGTGCATACTGATTTTGAGGAGCTTGAAGCCAGCGACAGTTTCCATGATTGGGTTGACGAACAGCCTTCTTGGATTGCAGATGCCCTCTTTGAGAATGCCGATGACCCCAAGGCAGTTATCCGTGTGCTGGACCTTTATAAGGCCGACAACTCTGGGATTACCCCTAAGAAGAAGCAAGAGAAAGACGCAGCCAGTGACGTGAAGGCTGGTTCCCGTACTTCCGTGGATGCTGATTCCGAGAAGGGTACCATTCGTGAGTCGGATGTTTCAAGGATGTCTGCTCTTGAGTACGAGAAACGTGCTGATGAAATCGACGAGGCTATTCGCACCGGTAAGTTTGTCTATGATCTTTCCGGTGGTGCCCGATAAAAAAAAGTTACATGAACTCTAAAAAAGTTCTTGACAAGTAACTATATATGTGATATAACTAAAACCATGGATGTACGTTTGTGTACCAAGTGTGGTGAAGAAAAGCCTCTAACTGCTTTCTATATTAGAGGCATCCGAGGAACAGCCTACTCTCAGTGCAAATCTTGTTGTTGCCCGACCGCTGGACCTGACACTAAATTCAACAGCACTTGGTATATAGAACGTTTTACTCCGGAAGAATTAGCTCTGTTTTCTAAGCTAAAGAACCTTTGTACTAAGGCCAAGCTTAGGAAGCAGGACTTTGACCCAGAGATAAATTGGGAATACCTTTTTGATCTTTGGGAGAATCAAAACGAAAGATGTGCGTATAGTGGCCTTCCTCTAAGCATAGAGACGAACCACCCACATACAGTATCTCTTGATCGGATTGATTCACAGCAAGGCTATGTTGTGGGGAATCTCCAACTAGTTTCTGCTATGGTGAACCGCATGAAGCAAGAGTTTGATGAGGAACTCTTCATAGAAGTCTGCGGTCACATTACAAACTTTCAAAGCAAGTAAGACCACCTAACCGCAAGGGCCTCCTGTCCGCTGATCCCGGGCTAAGGACACCCCTAAACGTTAGCCCTTCCTTAGGAGAGTTTGTCTAAAACCCAAACAGTGAAAAGCTAATAGGAGAAATATTATGGCTTTCCAAACTGCACCGGGGTATGGGCAATTTCCGAACGGAAACTTTTCGAGCGTAATTTACTCGAAAAAAGTTCAGCTTGCCTTCCGGAAAAAGACGGTTGTGGGCGACATTACGAATAGCGACTAAACACAAGTGGTCCCTCACACAGTAATGTGTGTTGAAAACTTGGTGAATTGCTGGAAGGCTAAGTCAGGCTTGACAAAAACAGTTTTGATCTGATATGCTAATCAGCAGCCAAGCCCCGAGAGGGGAAGGTTCAGAGACTACGAAATACAATATTTACATCCAGCTTATAGCAAAGGATTAGACATGGATAAAAAAACCAGAGCAATTCTGTATGGTCTTGCTATTGGGGATGGACACATAAGCTACAGGCAGAGACTTAAGGATGGTAAATATCCTTATGAACATGCAGAGCTTATTATAGGACATAGCCCTAAACAGAAAGACTATATTGAATACAAAGCTGACCTGATTCACAGGGCATTTGGTGGTAAGAGGCCAAAGGTAAGTAGCACAAAACACACCCTAAAGGCTACGGGTAAAACCTACCCCTCTTTTAGGATAGCTAAAACTAACCCCTACTTCCGCCAGATGCACAAAGTATTATATAGAGAGAATAAAACTAAAAAGATTACTGGTCAAGTTCTTTCTTATTGTGACGCTCACAGTCTTGCTCTTTGGTTTATGGATGATGGGTTTATGAACTCAAATCACAACAAGTCGGGAGAAATTACCTCCCTCAGTTTTAGGATTTGTACGCAGTTTATAGACGAAGATGAAGCTAAATTTGTTGTCAATTGGCTCAAAGATACTTTTGGTATTGAGGCTAAATATTTCAACAGCAAAGGTAAGTACGACATTGGTGGTGCTACCCAAGCTTCTCTATCACTGGTCGCGGTGATTCAAGATTATGTTATCCCTTCCATGTTTTACAAGATAGCACCAGCTATGAAGTTTGTATTTCGCAAGAGTGCCAAGCATCCTAACTTTCGAGTGGATGATGATATAGTCCAATCTTTAAGGAAACTTAAAGAGGTAGGAGAGTAAAATCCCTATCGTAATAAAATGACTTCGGGGAAATTTCCGCCCAAGGTGATACCGTCCGTATCATCAAAGAACCTGAGATCACGGTTAATGCTTATGCTCGTGGTACTCAGATTGACGCTCAGGACCTTGACGACGAGGACTTCTCGCTGGTCATCGACAAAAGCAACTACTTCGCTTTCAAGATGGACGACATTGAAGAAGCACACTCCCATGTCAACTTCATGAGCCTCGCCACGGATCGTGCTGCATATCGGCTTGCTGATCAGTACGACCAAGAAGTTCTCGGCTACCTGTCGGGTTACACTCAGTCGGCTATTCATGGCGTGGCTGATACCGTCAACACCACGGTCAATGGTACCAAGGCTGTCAGCACTGCTGGCTCGGATGAACTGCTTTCCTCGATGAAGCTGTCGCGTCCGAACTTCGGTAACTTCACGACTGCCGGTTCGACGGGTGACTCCATTCCGGTTGGCCCTCGCCTTCCGGGTGCTACTGCCCTGCCGACGACTTACGTTTCGCCTGTCATGCTGATTAACCGCATGGCTCGCCTGCTTGACCAACAGTTCGTTGACCGTGCTGGTCGCTGGATTGTCCTCTCGCCGCAGTTCATGGAAGTTCTGCAGGACGAAGACAGCCGCTTCCTGAACATCGACTGGGGTCAGAATGGTGGTCTCCGCTCGGGTGAAGGCCCGACGATGATCGCTGGTTTCCGTGTCTACGTTTCGAACAACCTGCCCGAAGTGGGTACTGGTTCGACGACCGTTTCGACTTCGGATCAGGCTACCAACTACGGTGTGATCGTTGCCGGTCATGACTCCGCAGTTGCTACGGCTGAACAGATTAACAAGACGGAATCGTACCGTGACCCTGACAGCTTTGCTGACATTGTCCGTGGTATGCATCTCTACGGTCGTAAGATTCTGCGCCCGGAAGCTCTTGTTAATGCTCGCTGGAATCTGGCATAAGGGAGACATAAACAATGGCTACTGTTGATCTTGCAGGGGGCGGTGCTGCTTACAAAACCGCCGGTCGTGTTCCCTACACCATCCAGAAGGAAGTAGACATGGCTGCTGCCGTGACTGCTAAGGGTTCTGCCCTTGCTCAGGGTGATATTATCACTGCTCTGGACCTTCCGGCTGGCGCTTGGATTCTTTGTGCAGGTGCTAAGGTTACGGAGGCCCATGCGGGTACCTCCACTGACCTTACTCTGGACATTGGTCTGACGGGTGGTAACACTGACTTTGTTGCTGATGGTTTTGATTTCGATGCTGCATCCGTGGGAGACGAAGTTGCTCCGGTGGTTGCAGAACTGCCCCTCAAGGTGGGTGCATCGGATGATACTATCGACATTCTGCTGGCTACGATGACTGGCACCACGACTGGTGGTAAGCTCCTTGTGTGGGCTACTATCGTTGACGGTCCTGATGCTGATCTGAATGCCGATGAGGTTGTCCGCGATCAGCTCGGTTAATTCTGAGTAACTAAGAAACCTAAGGGGGCCTGCTCTTCGACATGAGGGGTGGGCCTTCTTTACACGGAGGGAGTTACCTATGAGTATTAAGAGGCCCGGGTTCTCTGACTTTTCGATAGTCACTTTTAGTGCTGACATAGGCGCTTCTGCTACTACTATTTATACCGGAACGGATAGTTACTTCCTTATCAAGAAAATAATTGCCTCTAATGATACCGTGGGGAATATCGACTTCTCTTTGCTTCTTGGTAGTGATGTTCTTATCCCTGACGTAACTGTAGGTACAAAATCCGAGACTTTTTATTCTGATCTTTCAGACTTGGTGATACCCCCCAGCTTGGACTTAACTGCTACAGGTCAGAACTTATACGTGTATGGTTGGGGGTATCCTATAAGTAAATACAGAGAAGTTCTGAGGGATTAGGGGATTTAAATGGCTACTACTTACCTTCAACTGGTCAACGACTGTAACGCTAGGGTCAATGAAGTCCAGCTTACATCCAGTAACTTTGCATCCTCCACGGGCCACTATCAAGTTGTCAAGCAAGCAGTCAACGATGCTATTCGTCGGATTGCCCAGCAACAATTTGAGTGGCCCTTCTTTCATGTGGAGTACGACGAGACGCTGGTAGCCGGTACAAGCCGCTATGCCTATCAGGCCGATGCCAAGAGCGTGGACTTCGATAGCTTCCGTATCCAGCGGGATGGGACCATCGGGAATGACAGCCAGTATCTCCAGCGGATCAGCTATGAGGAGTATCTCCGTTATAAGGTAGACGACGAATATAACACCACGAACACCGGTATCAGGGACCTCCCAAAGTATGTCTTCGAAACCCAAGACCAGAACTACGGTGTGTGGCCGGTGCCCGATGAAGCTTATACCCTCACCTATGAATACTTCAAGTACCCCACTGATCTGTCGGCTCACGATGACACCATGGAGTTCCCGGATTCTTTCCGTCATGTGATCGTTGATATGGCGATGTACTTTCTTTATCAGTTCCGATCTGATTACGAGAATGCTGACAGGGTCTTTAACCTCGTCAAAGAAAATCTCAAGGACCTCCGGACTATTTTTATCAACCGTTATAACCACGTTTCGGATACCCGGATCATCCGTCCCTACAAGTACCCCACAGCCCTAAGGACCAGCTAACATGCCTTATCGTTGGGAGACTTTCCCCTCCATCGCGCGATACATCGCGCGGATGGAAAAGGATCCGATCTGTAGAGACCGACGGAAGACGTCC